CTTCAAGAAGATGCTGGAGGAGGCTAAGGCGTCCACCTTCCTCCGAGGCAACAAGGCTATGGCGAACCTATCGTGGTTGGTCAAAGCTGACAACTTTGCTAAGGTCGTAGAGGGGTGCTATCGAGACAACCACGCCTCTAAGCCCTCCTCACCGCCTCCAGCTTCGCACGGCTACTCCAACGACATGTGGGCGAAGGAGAAGGCGGAGCAGGCTAGCCGAGAGGATAGCGAGGAGGTCAAGGCGTACAAGGCTAAGACAGCCGAGATGGCAAGGCGTGTAATGAGCGAAATGAAAGTTAGACAATGAACAACGCAGAGCAACCACCACAAAAGACAAGTGCACTCCCACTCGCCTCAGACTTCGTGAAGAAGATACAAGCGGAGCGCATCGAGGGGCTACCTACAAGGCAAGTGTACGACGTGTACAAAGAGATTGACATAAGCACCGCCTTTAGCTACATCGTGGCACTCGGTCAGCGGGCTACGCCCAACTTCGAACTAGACGAGGTTAGCACCGCAGCTTACATCAAAGCCGTTTCGTGGCTACTGGCTCTACCTCACCCAGAGATAGACGACCCGATGAAGGGGCTGATCGTAACAGGCGAGACTGGTACAGGTAAGACGCTTCTTGTGACTCTACTGCGAGATCTCAGTGAAATGCTCGGTGTGCAGCGACCATTCTACGACGGTGTGAATAGCCGACGAACTATGAAGCCCTTCCTATGGAATGGTGAGACGCACGCCCTTTGGCACATGGCAGATCTTATGGACAGCACAGATGGCAGGTACACCGCCCTGGACTATCGGGTGCTTCATATAGGCGACCTCGGAAGTGAGCCTGCTACTTTCCAGCGCTATGGAAATAAGGCGAGTCTGGCGGACCTCATCAACCAGCGATCCGACTATGGGTATCGAGACGCACCGATCGTCGCTACCACAAACCTCCCATGGTCTGAACTTCAACGCTACGGAGACCGTGCTGTATCACGCCTTCGTGGCGACTGCATTGAGGTACGGCTCGTAGGAGTGCCAGACCACAGAATGAACAGAACGAAAACGAGTATTTAATCCCAACCTATGGACAACGAAATCAAAATTAAGGGAACAGTAGCCGTCCTCTGCCAACTCATGCAGGGGAGAAGTAAGTCAACGGGCTCTCTCTGGCAGTCGCAGGTGTTCGTCCTTGATACAGGCGGACGCTTCCCAAGCAAAGTGCCGATTAAGCTCTTCGGTGAGACTATCGAGAAGTTTCCCCTGCGATTAGGGCAAGAGGTGACCGCCTATATCGACCTCGACGGCCGCGAGTACAACGGAACTTGGTACCCAGAAGTCAAGGCGTGGAAGATCGAGTACTCCACAGGCGCTGCGCAGGCCTAACTCGTGTAAGATTATGGATAATCCAACTCAAAAGAAGTCTCTCCTTATTGGGATAGACCCCGATACGGAGGCTTCTGGGTGGGCTTGCATCAACATCACCGATCGAACTATTCACCTCGAGACTATCTCATTCCTTGGAGTCTTAGATCGTCTCGACTTCTTTGCAGCCTTATGCTTCTTACACGAATATAGAGGCGAGAAGGAGTGTGCCTACCGCTTTGTCCTCGAGGACATCTGGAGTACCGCACACAACTGGCACGCATCACCAAAAGATAACCACAGAGTTGTAGCCAAGAAAGGCTACCACCTTGGGCGGTGCGCTATGGTAGGCGAGCTTCTCCGAGATGCTATACAGGCAAAAGAGTTCCCGATCATCTGCCAAAAGCCACTGTTCAAGCACTGGAGAGGACAAGATGGAAAGATCACCCACTCTGAAATACTCGAAGTATGCAGGCGTCACAATCTTACGCTCCCGAAGAGTAAGCTCGCTCGCACCAACCAAGAGGAGCGAGATGCACTACTCCTCGCTATACACCACCTCGCAACACCCACCAAACTATTCGACAAATGACAATCACACTACTACTCTTACTCTCTGCAGGCCTGCTCGTGATGGCCTACCTCCTATGGACGCTACACTCACGCCTGCGACTTCTTGAACGGACCAGCTCCACGCTCAAAAGACAGGCAAGGGATATAGCCAAGATGCACGATGAAGCGTGCAAGATCAAGGATGAGCAGATGGGCTACTTCCAAGTCGTTAGCGGACAACAGCACGATATTCTCGGTATGATTAGCCGTTTCAGCGACTTCACCCTCAAGCTCGCAGAGAAGGTGCTGACAAAGGGTGAGTACCAAGCCCCCACGGCAAAGCCCGTCACGCAGGAGCGTGTGCCACGGCCACTGCTGCGCACTAAGCCCGTGATGAAACCACAACCAACCACAGATAAATAGCAACGACTATGACATACAGACTTTACAACGCAGAGACGCTCAACCGCTACGCCAAGGACTGCCACCAGCGATCGGTAGCTAAAGGCTTTTGGTATAAAAAGCACACCATCTATCATTGTCTGATGCTCGCTTTAGGTGAGCTTCACGAGGCGATCGAGGCTGACCGCTTAGGGAAGTGGGTCAATCTCACGCCCGAGCAGATAGAGGAACTCCGAGGTCTTGAGGGTGCAGCGTTCGTACAAGCGTTCCTGCAGATGGTCAAGGATACCGTGCAAGACGAGATAGCCGACGCCGTTATACGCCTGCTTGATCTGCTGGGGTGCTTGCTAAAGGGGGTAGATTTGACGCAGGAGGAGCTGGATATGGTGCCTGCTGCATACGACAACGACACCCCTCCAAACATGCTGACCGATGCATTGTTTGTTGTCGTTAGCGGCTCCGTCTATGGCATTATCAAAGACAAGGAATTTATATCAGTCCTCTCTCCCATAAAGTCCCTCGAAAATCTCTGCGACCACCTCGGCATCGACCTGATGACGCACATCGAACTCAAGCTGAAATACAACGCCACACGCCCTGCACTGCACGGGAAGAAATACTAAGCCGATGACACGGGAAGAAGCTCGAAGGCAAATTGGAGATACCATTCATTGGAAGGAGTCGCCATACACTGGGTATCTATATACAAGACTGCCACATGGTCTACATGCATACTTTCTGCAGGTAGGCAAAAGACGAACAGTTATTGAGGTATGGAAGGCAGGAGACAGAAAGCCAATGAAGAAGATATATGGAGATATCAGACGATCAGAACAAAAGCTGAGGAAGGTAGCTATAACATACATGGTAAATAACGAACTATGACAACGGACAACATCATCGACCTGCTCATCATCGCCTGCGGTGGGCTGCTGATATGGTCAATAGCCGTGACGCTCACGCTGTGGTACGAACGCAGGGGTAACAGAAAGCACAACGAGGTCACACGTGAGCAGATAGATGCACAGCTGAGAGACCTTGTGTGGGTGGACTTCGAGGAGGGAAACAAGCGAGCGCAGACTGGGCTACCACTCGATGCCTACATCCAAGAGTACGGGGGTAAGTACCTCGCAAGCGGTAGCCGTACATCCTTCCCCGAAAATGACATCGCACGGCTTATGCCTACCATCGACGAAGCAAAGAAAGAGCTTAGATCGTGGCAGGTGGAGCTTGTGTATAGACTATTCAAGCATAACTAACCACGAGTGCGCCCTGCTTGGGTCAAGCCTCCCCTGCTATACACCTCCTTGGGGAGATCAGTGCGGGGCGCACTCTATAACACAACGAACTATGACGCAGAAAACGACGCCCACGCTAACGTGGGAGGAGAACGAGAAGGGGACGCTAATCGGAACAGCCACCCTCGACGACGGCAGTGTGGTGCAATACGCCTGCCGTAATAAGGGAGACGACGATAATCCGAAGTGGGTACACTTTCGGTCAATATCCCGTCAAAGGAGTGAGGGTTACTTTGGTGGCGAGATTGAAATGTACGTAAAGTTCAAACTCAACGGAGGCGAAGATGCGCAGACTCGAATGCGCTCTATCCACCTATGTATGAAAGACCTTAGAGAATTAGTAAAGACACTATGACACGCGAAGAAGTAAAAGCACAGCTTGCGAAATGCCCGCTGGAGTGGGAGCGTGAGGCGCATCCACGCTACGGATATGAGTACCTCAAAGCCAAGATAAAGCGAGGCGAGCTACAAGTCGAGTACCGCATCTTCTACGAGTATGAGCGCCTCGAGCTTAAACGGGTGGGTCTCTACCTTATGGCGATGGCTGACCGCTGGGAGGGTGGCGAGTGCGTTATGCGCAAGTTCGACAACTTCCCGACACTGGAGGAGGTAAAGGCCAAAGCCGAAGCCCACCGCCTCGACCTCATCTGCCGACTGCTCGGCATTAACGGCTAACGACTATGACGCAAGAGCAATTAGAACGTGAGCTTGAGCCACTCTGCTGGCGCAAGACGGGCACGAACGATATGATAGTAGCGCACACGGGCATAGGCATGAGCTTCTATATACGCCACATCGAGGGGGTTGGATACTGGGGCTACATCGTTGGTATGTTCCGAGACTTCGAGGTGGTGAAGCTCAAAGCCAAGACGCTCGAAGAGGCTAAGGCGTTTTTCTGGGACTTATACGCAGGGAACGTATGGAGCTTACTCAAGTGGGATACAGAAGATAAATAAACCGCGATGCTAACGATATGAACGTACTTGATACACAGGTAGGAGGAAGCCACTACAAGGATATGCGCTTCCAGCCAATCGAACTGATCAGCCTATTAGGCTTGGACTTCTTTCAGGGGAACGTAGTCAAATACGTATCTCGCCACCACGAGAAGGGCGGGCGTGAGGACTTAGATAAAGCACGGCACTACTGCCAGCTGGCTATGAGCTACGGCTATGGACGAGTGAGGCTGCCTACAAAAGCGCAGACGGCTCGCATCGCTGTATTCGTATCTATGAACAGCTTGCCAGCCTACACGGCTAAGCGTTTTTCTCGCCTCATCTCCGCAGGCCTCATGTATCGTAACTGGGATATGGCTATGGAGATCATCGATGAAATCATCCAGGACTACAATATGCAGGCCTGCAGTACAGACAACTAACGTAATACGCTAACAATATGGAACTATTCATCGCACGAGTTGCATACAGCAACTTAGATGACAAGAAAGTCACCGAGAGCTACCTTGTGGATGCTCTCTCATACACCGAGGCGGAGGCTAAGGTGTTAAACTTCTTCTCCGACACGACCTCCGATGCTGTGGAGATCAAGACGCTAAAGCCCCTCGGTGTCACTGACGCTGTGGGGCTTGATGTAGACGGAGAGAGCTACCGCTACTACGTTATAGGTCTTACCGATGGGAAGGGCAAGACGACCGCTCGCAGAGTGCTTATCAAAGAGCTCTCCGCAATGGATGCCTGCAACACCATCTCCGACAGCTGGGAGAACGTGGTGACTTCGGTGCGCCTGCTGGATGTGGTAACCGTAATCAGATAGGCTATGAGCGCTGTACTAATCATCGCAGGCCTCGTCCTCGGCTTAATTTTTTTTTTGCCGGGGCTCACTCTTCCGCAAGTCTACCGACAAAGCCACTTCGCTGGGAGGTGGCCTACGTGTGGCATGGGCAACCATGCTGGAAAAAGCCAGATACTTCTCACCACGGTCTTTAATCAAGAAGAATATGAGTAACACGACATTCAAACACTACGTAGCTCCGTTCAAGGATGTATCGGGGAATATGTGGGCGCTCCTTATAGCCTATCCCGACACGGATGAAACCAAGAGC